ACGGCGGGAGAAAAACAAAAACTATAAAGTTGGTCGCAAAGCCCCACGACTGAACCGAGCATATGAGTTCAATTCACCAGAAGAAGAGCGTGAGAACAAATATGCACAACTGGTTCGTTTGACAGAATACCTCGACCATTTGCCTGTTTTACAGCTTTCATTAGAGAACGTCGAGGCTGATGACATTGTCGCCTGGATTTGTAATTCTGGCGAGTATGCAGAATGGCAAAAACTGATTATTTCAAACGACAGAGACTTCATTCAGCTTTGCGACGATAAAACAGTTCTTGTCCGCCCAGGGAAAAACGAGGAAGTATTAAATAAGAACAAGGTCCTCGAACAATACCAGATCCACCCACGCAACTTTGCCTGGGCACGAGCTATCACTGGCGATAAATCGGATAACCTGGAAGGGGTCAAGGGACTTGGTTTGGCGACGGTTGCTAAAAGATTTTCCTTCCTTTCAGAAAATAAAGACTATGGGCTCCAAGACATTCTAACGCACGCAAAAAATAATAATTCTAAAATCAAGGCTTATCAGAGTGTTCTGGACAGTGAAGAAATTATTGCGTCAAATTACGAAATTATGCAGCTATATACCTCTACCATCTCGTCCCAAGGAGTTCAAAAGCTCAAATATGCGGTTAAGAATGACGGGGTCACTCTCAACCGTTCCGAAATTAGAAAAATGCTCCTAAAAGACGGAATTGGTACTCTAAACATAGACGAACTAATGCTGATGTTGAATTCTCATCAAAAATAATGAGGATTTCTTACACATTCGTTTTTTCTGTGTATAATGTTTTACGACCAAGAGGTGAATAATGACTGAACATCAAGTCGAAACAGAGACTTTCAGCAAGTTCGGCAAAACCTTTCAAGAAAAGTTAGTAAAGACCATTCTATTTGACCGCAATTTTGCGAACCAAATGGAAGAGGTGCTAGACACCAGCTATTTGGAACTAAAGTATCTCCAAGTCTTTGTAGATTTGATGTTCCAGCACAAGCAAGACTATCCTCACCCAACATACGAGGCGATGGTTTCAGTAGTCCGCACTCAAACTGATGATTACTCAAGCAGCATTATCAAGCAAGTCATCGACTTTATGGCTCGCATCAAAAGCAATGCTATCGGGGATGAAGACCAAGAATACGTCATGGAAAAGTCCTTGGACTTCTGCAAGAAGCAGAAACTCAAGGAAGCGATTCTAAAATCGGTAGGTCTCCTTCAGAGCCAGAGTTTTGAGCAGATTCAGAAAGTCATTAATGACGCTATGAACCTTGGTGCCGACAATAACCACGGGCACGACTACCACAAAGACGTCCTTGACCGCTTTGAGCTTAAAATGCGTAATCCAGTCTCAACTGCTTGGGATGAAATAGACAGCATTACCAAGGGCGGCTTGGGCAAGCGAGAACTCGGCGTTGTAGTAGCACCAACTGGTGCTGGTAAGTCAATGGCCCTCGCACACCTTGGGGCAATGGCGGTAGTAAAAGGAAAAACAGTAGTTCATTATACGCTAGAACTAGCAGATACTGTTGTGGGTCAAAGATATGACTCCTGTATCACAGGCATTAGACTACAAGATTTGATGTCTATGAAAGAATCGATTATAGGCATCATTGAGCACATTCCAGGGCAACTCATTATTAAAGAGTATCCAACCAAGTCAGCAACCACTAGGACTCTAAATACCCACTTGGAGAAGTTGCGTCAAAAGGGTATTGAGCCTGATATGGTTATTGTGGATTACGCTGATCTGCTCAAGCCAACAGCAACAGGTTTTAAATCACAAGAACTACGGCATAGCCTAGGAAATCTCTACGAAGAACTACGAGGCATTGCCCAAACTTGGGATATTCCAGTATGGACAGCATCCCAGACAAATCGCAGCGGATTGAACGCTGAGGTAATCACTATGGAATCGATTAGTGAAGCATTTAGCAAGTGCTTTGTAGCCGATTTTATCTGTTCTATCTCCCGCACGATGGAAGACAAGACCGAGAATAAAGGTCGTATGTTTGTCGCCAAAAACCGCAACGGCATTGACGGCGTCGTCTATCCAATGGAAATCGACACTGCGAAGGTCCACCTTCGAGTGCTCCCACCAGACGAAGACTCCTCCATTGATGCTGTGGTCATGAAGACCAAGCAAGAACAAGACGAGCATCTGCGGCAGAAATACAGACAATTTAAGGAAGAAAGAAGAAAAAAAGCCCAAGAAAAACGACAGGCTTTAGGTAATGATAACAATCAAGAACAAGGAACACAAACAGCATGAGCAATCAAGACCTATCAACACAAATCCTATCAGACATCACAGTGTACATGAAGTATGCTCGTTACTTGCCTGAAAAGCAACGACGAGAGACTTGGGATGAACTGGTAACTCGCAACTTGGAGATGCACGTAAAGAAGTATCCCCAACTTAAGGGCGAGATTGTTGAAACTTATAGAAACGTTTTCGACAAAAAGGTGTTGCCTTCAATGCGATCAATGCAGTTCGCAGGCAAGCCCATCGAAATCTCACCAAACCGTGTTTTCAACTGTGCTTATGCTCCAGTGGATGATTGGCGAGTTTTCGGCGAGATTATGTTTTTGCTTCTCGGCGGCACAGGCGTTGGCTACTCTGTCCAGCAGCATCACGTCGATGAACTACCAGAAATCCGCAAACCAAACCCTAACCGTTCAAGGAGGTACCTAGTAAATGACAGTATTGAAGGATGGGCTGATGCCGTCAAATATCTTATCCGCAGCTACTTTTATGGTGGCTCAAAGCTACGATTTGATTTTAGCGATATTCGCCCTAAAGGTGCTCGCCTTGTAACTTCTGGCGGAAAGGCTCCAGGACCACAACCACTAAAAGAGTGCCTGGTCAAAGTAGAGGGTGTTCTCGCAGAAAAGAATGACGGAGACAAGCTTTCAGCTATTGAAGTCCACGATATTGTTTGCCACATTGCTGACGCTGTTTTGGCTGGTGGTATTCGCCGTGCTGCTCTCATTTCCTTATTTTCTGCAAGCGATAACGAGATGATCTCAGCCAAGGCTGGCAACTGGTGGGAAACCAACCCACAGCGAGGACGAGCCAACAACTCTGCTGTGCTTTTGCGGCACAAAGTAACAAAATCATTCTTCCTAGACCTATGGAAGCGAGTTGAAGCATCTAACGCTGGTGAACCAGGAATCTACCTTTCCAACGACAAAGACTGGGGAACTAACCCTTGCTGTGAAATCGCACTAAGACCATTCCAGTTCTGTAATCTTACAGAAGTCAATGTAAGTAATATTAAGGACCAGCAAGACCTTGAGGATCGAGTTCGTGCTGCTGCCTTTATCGGCACACTCCAAGCAGGCTACACAGATTTTCACTATCTCCGCCCAGTTTGGCAACGAACCACAGAAAAGGACGCTCTCATTGGCGTCTCAATGACTGGGATCGCTTCAGGGCGAGTTCTACAAGACGATATTGATTTGACTGCTGCTGCTCACGTTGTCAAGGAAGAGAATGCTCGTGTCGCTCAGTTGATCGGCATTAACAAGGCTGCTCGCACAACCTGCGTCAAGCCAGCAGGAACAACCAGTCTAGCACTCGGCACTTCCAGCGGTATTCACGCTTGGCACAACGACTATTACATTCGTCGTATCCGTGTCGGCAAGAATGAACCAATCTACTGGCACCTCGCCATTCACCACCCAGAACTAGTAGAAGACGAGTACTTCCGCCCACACGATACAGCCGTCATTTCGGTTCCACAAAAGGCACCTGAAGGCTCTATCTTCCGCACCGAAAGCGCTTTCCAGCTTTTGCGGAGAGTAAAGAAAATTACTAACGAGTGGATTAAAGCCGGACACCGATCAGGGCAAAATGCTCACAACGTCTCAGCAACCATTTCACTCCGTGAGAACGAGTGGGTAGACGCTGGCGAATGGATGTGGGATAACCGCAACTCCTATAATGGCCTTTCAGTTCTTCCCTACGATGGTGGCTCTTACCAGCAGGCTCCTTTTGAAGACTGTACCCGAGAGCACTACGAGACAATGCTCAACACCCTTAAGGATGTGGATCTAACTCAAATTGAAGAGACAGAAGACAACACAGACCTTAAGGACCAAGCGGCTTGTGCTGGTGGTGCTTGCGAGATCACTTAAACTTGACGGAACCAAAAAACTAGAATACAATGTACACCTGAAATCTGAAAGGAAGGTGCCCCATGTTCGAAATGAGTTCACTAACTTTTGAAGACATTCCAAGAGTCTTTACGAAAGAGAATAGAAAGCAAATTATCTCAGAAGGTCGTAGGGGCTCAGAGGATGAGAAGTTTCAAAAGCACTGGCTAAAGAAAAAGTTTGGTCTAGATCTTGGTCCAGGTACTGCTGTGCGATGTAATCTTTTTACGGGTGAGTTTATTAAGTCCAGAAGGATTACACACAGAGACGACTTTGAAGAGTGGACAGAAGATTTTGATGGCTATGCTGACGGGATCTACTTCAGTCTTAAGATGATCACTTGTGCTGGAGGTGCGCAGACTCGTTCTATTCGTGAAGTTGCACACCACATCAAGGCTTGTGTTCGGCATCTAGAAAACTATGATTCAAGTGTTAAATTTGCATTTATTTTGGATGGCGGCGAGCTAGCAAAATATTTGGAACGCTTTAAGCGAAAAATTCCTCAAGAGTTTCAAAAGAACTTTTATATTGGGCCTCTAAAGGATTTCTCAAAGGGAGAGTTTGATTCTTGAAAAGCGAATTGGGTCAATTCTATACAAAGAACTGCGACTATATTCTCCGTGATCTAGAGATACCTCAGGGGGCAGAAGTTGTTGAGCCTTTTGTCGGCGAGGGAGATTTGTTAGAGTGGATCAACTCAAGATCTCCAAGTATGCTTGAAGTATACGATATTGATCCTAAGGTCCAGGCAACTCAGCAAGATACTTTATTAAACCCTCCTGATTATAGGGGTAAGTACGTTGTTACTAATCCTCCATATTTGGCGAGGAATAAGAATAAAGATAAAACACTTTATGACAAGTGGCAAGTCGGCGACCTTTATAAAGCATTTCTTAAGACTGTTGTGGAAGGTGATGCTGAGGGTGGCGTAGTGATTATCCCTCTGAACTTTCTGTGCGATAGGGACAGTGGTATAAGAGACATATTCTTCTCTAAGTATACAATATTAAAAATGAATGTGTTTGAAGAGCAAGTCTTTGATGACACCACATATACTGTTTGTAGCTTTATGTTTGTCAAGGGTCCGCAAACATCTTCTTTCACTGCGACCTTTTATCCGTCGGAAGAGCAGTCTTCCATATTAATTGAAAAGAAGTATGGTTGGCGTATTGGCGGCAAGCTGCACAGAAAAGTAAACTCTGATTATCAATTTGGTCGTTTAACACAAGAGCATCGGGATGACCCATCTAAGCAAAAACTAAAATTTGATACTACTTTGTATCTTTACGCTGTAGATAGTGGATCACCAAATGGTCGCATTAGGCTGGTTTCTGGGCATGATCCATATTATGGAAAAGACACAGATAGGGCTTTTGCAACTATCATATGCAACAAAGAAATAAAAAACCCAAAAGAACTGGCGGAGAAATTTAATAATCTGCTAGAGAAGCGCCGAGAAGAATACCGTAGCCTTTTCCTAACAAATTTCAGAAACTCAACAAAGCACTATGCAAGGAAAAGAATTTCTTTTGCTCTTGTCTTTAACTTTCTAAAAGAACTATTGTAAAATAGCTCAGAAAGGGGAGTGGACATGGCAACTCTAAATTTTATTATGCCTTCTTCTTTTGGAGAGGGCTTTTGCGGTCGGAAAGAAAAAGAAAACAAAACGAAACATAGTTGGTTGCCTTCTGGGCAAACTCGTGCTACTATAGGTAGCAGGGTGGCCATTGAGTGTTTTTGTAAGCACTGCAACCAGAGAGAATGGACAGAAGTATCACGATCTCAATTTGAGACACTACAAAAGCAATGGAGCGAATTAAGATGAATCCTTTGAATAGAAGACTACTTATAGAGATTAACAAGGAGGAAACACATCAGGGTGCATTTTTCGTACCTGAAGAGGAAAAGGTAGAAGAGTTTGTAGTTGCTACAGTTCTTTCTTGTGCTGATGATTGCTCACAAGATTATACTGGAAAGAATGTTGTTCTTCACTCCTTCGGCGTAGAGCAAGTAAATGTTCGAGGCGAAACCTATACTTTTATCGGCGAAAATCACCTGATCTGTACAGAATAAAATGAATATCTTCAATCCCTGGCGAAAATTTCTATTACAAGAAGCTGGTTTTAATCGGATCATCAACATCCTACAGGGTGGTGTAGCATCCGTAAACACTGTTGGTTTCCTTACGGGTGAAAACCCTATGGCTCAAAAGTTATCCTCTGCGGAGAACAGAGAACTCAATAAAGAGTTGATGGCTTGGATGAGAGACCGAGGGTACGGACCTATTCGCATCCGTGGAAAGTTTGGGAACAAGGAAAGGTCTATGATGATTCCTAACATTTCCAGAGAAGATATGGTAGAGGTTGGAAAGCATTTCGACCAAGAATCAGTCATCTGGGGTGAAAGAGTTGGGGACGAGGAAGATAACAAGTTTATCTTCGAATATATTGAAGGCGACAAAACTATCCAAAAGCGAGACGTTGTTTTGTTTGATGAGGAAGTTCAATCCCGTGAAGATTATTATTCACAGGAAAGACAATCAGCAGGTCGTAAATTTTATATTCCCTTCTTTGACGACGAGTATGAGATGGAAGAGGATCAGGTATCTGAATATGATTTACCACCTCTTTCAGAAAAGCAGTACAACAAGAATAAAGACCTTATTCAGGAAATCAATCGCCGCATCAGGTTTTCACTTGATGGAATGAGAACAGAGAAGTCCCGTTGGCAACACCGACAAATTGCCCGCCTAAGACTTCGGGAACTAAAGAAGAAACTATGAAATCATTTGAACGAAGTTTTCGAGAGTTCCTAACAGAGGCTGAACTGGGACAATATGTGGATGGTGGTCAAGTCACCTTGTTTCACTATACCAAGCACCCAGAGGATTCCTTAGTTTTGGACCCAAATTATAAAAAGAGTGTTTATTCCAAGCGAGAGTTTGAAGTTGCTCAAACACCCCGAGTGTTTTTCTATACAGACCCCAAACAACGAGAAACATTCTTCAGGGCAGGTGTTCCGCTTTTCACAACCAAAGTAGACGCTAGCAGAATCTATGATTTCAAGAACGATCCTGAGGGATACATAGAAAAGAATAGACATCCAGTTTACGGCTTAAGGAAAGGCGAAGAATGGAATACACTATTAGAGGATATTCGTGAGGATTACGACGGAATTTTTTATTCCACCAACAGGTTCGATGTGGTAGCTTGGTTTCAACCCATCGAAGTTAACAAGGTTTCCCAAGAGGAACAAACTCGCCTAGAAAACGAGTAGAAAGGCATATAAATGAGATTTCAGGACGATTCATATAGCATTGAAGTCGGCACCTTTGTGATGAATAATCACCATGGGCTGTTGAGAATGGGCGTTGTAGAGGATATGCGTATCACCGAAGAGGGGTGGGCTATGTACAGGGTAAATTTCTTGGAAGACGATATTTACATTGCCAACAAAACACACCATAGCAAAATGTCGGGCAAAGACCAGTTTCAAGTAGAGCACAGGAGGGATCAGTTAGTGAAAGTGAATCCCAAGTGGCTCAAGAACGTCTTAGATGCTCATGAGGAGCTTCAAAATGTCTGAAGATAACAATATAAAAGAAGAAGTTGCGGATGATCTCATCCCAAAGCCACCACCAAAACTGGCACCACGAGGAATTACCAGCTTCACGGTTTATCGCCAACAAGACGAAACAGGTGTATCTGGCGAGGGTGTTGTAATTGAAGGCGTCGTTATGGCGACTGGTCAATGTGTTGTTCACTGGCTGTACCCACCACCCCGTGGAGGTATTGCTATCTTCGACAGCATGAGCGATTTTGTTAAGGTCCACATCGAGCCACACC